GTCGTTCAAGCGACCGGAGTCTGCACTCCAGTGGTTAATCCTGTTTGGGTTATAAACGCACTGGCGGGAAAACGTATTTTATTGAATGCTGTCTGGTATACGATATCAAGCAATACGGAAACAACTTGTACTATAACTGGCGCGCCCGCAAATGGAAATTATACATGGAGAGTTGAAGGTATCTCAGGGGTTACAATAGATACACCTAAGATAGGAACACAGACGGGAACGTATATAAATACGAGCAATGTTAACGGCGTCTATCATGTGATGACTCACGAAAGTCAAGTTGTAGATATAGTTTATGAATTTTTGACTGGTGGTGGTACTTCTCCTGTTTCATGTGTTTGGACTGGAATATTAAACCCCATAAATGACACTGCCTCTGTTTATGCCTGGAATCATGTAGGTGGCACTTGGGAGATGATCGGATCTATAGCAGGGCAGACATTGACGACTTCGAATATTGTGAAAAATATGACATTATTTGCAAGACATCGCGGGACTTCATCGGCGGAACTTGGGAAGGTATATATTCGCATAACTTCATCAGCGGCTTATAATCATATTTTAAGAACAGATCAGATAGTAGTATCTTACGCGGTTACATCGAGAACAGTAGGCTATGCAGACGGGGCAGTATGGGTCAAGGCAACGGGAACGGCAGGCACAGAGCTTTATGTCAATGGCACGGCTGACAATCCCTGCCCCTGGGCGAACGCGCTGACGATTGCGGCGGCTCTTGGTATATCAAGATTCAGGATTAAAAACGGTGAACTTGTAACATTGACGGCTGGATTGACTAACTGTACGCTTATTGGTAATTTGTGGGCTTTGAATTTAGCGGGGCAGGTTGTAGACGATTGCTATTTTGATAACGCTTCCGTATATGGTTCTTGTACATCAAGCCCGACAAAAACGCCATTTTTCAGAAATTGCAAAATTGCGGATATCGGAGCGGTCAGTACAAACGGGGCATATTTTGTTGGTTGTATGCTTGTCGGAAATATAACACTTTCGGAAGTCGGAAATTACACCTTTGAAAATTGCATAGACGGAACTCCGGGCGTTACTACCAATCCGGTAATTATCTTCACGGCTGGCGCGGTATCTGCAGGCTTCAGAAATTGGTCAGGCGGAATACAGTTTAATACGATAACAACAGACAATATGATAGCGATTGAAGGCAACGGGCGGATTATATTACATACGGATTGTCATCATGGCGGGACTTTAATTATCCGCGGGCATTCCGGTCTAACGGATAACTCCGGCGGATTTGTCGCAGGCGGTGGGTCTTTAACTCAGACTGAAAGGTTCGATACCGTCACCCAAGATTTAATGCATGGACATCTCGATACAATTGTTACAAAACTACCGACAAATTATATTATGGGATCGAGTGTTGCTACAGATAAAGATGATGAAATAGATTATCTTTACAATATTGAAGGTGGCAAGTGGAAAATTGAAGCCAATCAGATGATATTCTATAAGTCCGACAATTTGACGGAAGTAGCGCGGTTTAATCTCAAAGACTCAACCGGTAATCCAGCGATGAGCAACGTATACGAGAGGTCCCGCGTATGATAGTGACAAGGGGTTACGGTGCAGGCGGTTCAACAATTTTAGAATACAAAGGCGGGGCTATAGATGTTGGTATATTTGATATTGTAGATATGTCAATTGCAGTAGGGGCTGATACTATAGCAGTGTCAGTTGATATAAGTATAACCGATGATGTTACGGTTACGGTGATATAATGGCAGAGATAAGAGTTAAAAACGGAGAAGCGAAGACAATAACTTTCACAGTTACGCGGAGCGGCGCAGTATTAGATTTAACAACCGCCGTATTAGCTTTCGGCGTGAAAGCAAGTTATGATGATACGGCCTTTTTAATTTCAAAAACTACTACAGACTTTACCCTGACTCAGGCTTCAGTTGGAATTATAAGCGTGAATTTATCGTCAACCAATTTAGCGAAATCTAACATACCACACGGCACTTATAAAGCTGAATTGTTTATTCAAGTGACGGCTCTGGTTGACATTGATATTTGCGAGACTATAGACTTTGTTGTTGAAGATTCTTTATACGGTTAATTATGAACGTTAAAAATTATTTAAAATCGATTTTTAAAAGAGAGCGAAAGGAAAGCCGTTCGCAGGCCGCGCTTGCCGTTGGTTATGGCGGTGGGGTCTGGCCTACACGCAACTATGCGACTTTCGCGAAAGAAAGCTATATGCTTAACGCTATTGCTTTCAGATGTATCGATTTAATTTCAAAGAGTGCCGGTTCGGTTACGTGGAAATTATTTGAACAGGTCGGAGATGAGAATACAGAAGTTTTTAACCATCCTATAAATAAACTTTTGAAAAGACCTAATCCGCGTATGGCTTGGAATTATTTACAGTATGAAATTATGTCGTATTTGATTATGTCCGGTAATTCGTACATCGAAAAGCTGTCACCGATGACCGGCGCGAATAAAAATATCCCGCTCGAATTGTGGTGTTTGCGTCCGGACAGGATGACAATCAAAGTTGATGATAAGACCGGAGATATAAACAAATATGTTTATACGGTAAATGGTCAAGAGATTAATTACGATGTCGATATAATTACGGGCAAGTCAGATATATTACATTTAAAGTTTTTCAATCCGCTTGATGATTTTTACGGCATGGCATTAACGGAGCCAGCGGCGCGGGAAATCGACACATCAAACAGCGCGATAGAATGGAATAAAGATTTACTTGATAATCAGGCCCGGCCCGGACTGTTAATGATGTTTGAAAAGAATTTGACGGATCAGCAATATCTGAGATTAAAAAAAGATATTGAAGATCAGAGGACAGGCGCAAAGAACGCCGGAAAGTCGATGATACTCGAAAACGCGCGGGACGTTAGGCCTTATGGATTTTCACCGACTGAGATGGACTGGATCAATTCTAACCTTGAACTGTCAAGGCGTATATGTCTGGTATACGGAGTACCTGCCCAGATGATTGGCATACCGGATACAAGCACATACGCTAATTATTCCGAAGCCCGGACTTCATTCTGGGAGGATACTATAATCTTTTATCTGTCACTTCTGAAGAGTGAATATAACGCATGGATATTTCCCGATGAAAGCTTATTCCTCGATTACATTTTAGATGACGTTCCGGCTATGCAGTACAAGCAAGAACTCAAATGGAAACGCGCACAAGCAAGCACGTTCCTCACCGAAAATGAAAAGCGTCAGATGTGCGGATTTGATGAGGTTGACGGTGGCGATGTTATCCTGGTATCAGCAACAATGATCCCGCTTGGCAGTGAGCCGGAAACAGAGACAGAGATTGAAGACGCTGACAAAGTTGCGAAGGATAAATTGAAACAGATCGGGCTTGGCGATATTGAGGGCGCGGTATGATTAACATAACCGGAAAAAAGCGCAAGATGAGAATAGCGATTGAGAACAACAGGCTTATGATGTCTTTTGAGCGGGCCTTTGCAAACGACCTCTCGAAGATAATCGATATGCAATATGAGAGCGCGGCGAAAAGATTAGACGCGTTCAATCTGAGATTTGAAAGCGCAATAGAGGCTTATAATCCGGAACTGAGAACTATCTATCGGAATAATTTAAAAAGAATCATGAGTAATTTTGGATATCGCGCACTTGCGGCAATAGGATACAAAGAGCATAAAAGCCCGATGAGCGACTTTCTTGTTTATATGGATAATTACATCGCTCAATATGTCGCATTGAAAGTTGTCGCCGTGTCAAAGACAACGATAAATGTAATCAACCATATAATCAGAATCGGTAACGATGCCGGATGGACAAACGCAGAAATGGCAAAGAAGATCAGAGACGTTAAAGAAATATCAAAGATCACACGCGCGCGGACTATTGCAAGGACAGAGACTCATTCGGCGGCAATGAACGCCTTTCAAGGCTCGATGGAAATCAGCGGTATGATAAGAGAGAAAGAATGGATAAGCGTCAACGATTCACGGACGAGGACATCACCTTTCAATCATGCAGGGATAACCGAACGTGTAGGAATAAATGAAATGTTTCACGAGACTGGCGAAGCACTCAGATATCCGGGCGACATGCAGAACGGAAGCGCGGCTAACGTGATCAATTGTAGATGCAATCAACTATTTTTTACAGATAGAACTATAAACGCGGCGTAATGGAGGTTAAACATAATGGATAAAATTTTAGATATGCCTTTTGAAATAAAGGCGGATGATTTAAAAGAAGACGGGACATTTTCAGGCATGGCGTCAACTTTCGGAGGTGAGCCGGATTCGCATAATGATATTATAATAAAGGGTGCATTTACAGAGAC